GGGTTCACCAATTGTTGGAGGTAAGGTTACAACACCTTACAAGAAGCTTGGAAAAATGTGGAGCAAAGGTTACCACACAGGAGTAGACTATGCTTGCAAAGTAGGAACAGACATTGTTGCTGTTGCAGATGGCAAGATTGAAAATGCTACCTGGGGTGCCAGCTATGGCACTCAACTAGTTCAAAAAGTTGAGGGTGGCTGGGTAATCTATGCACACCTTTCAAAGGCTCTAGTTAAGGCTGGAGACAAAGTAACAAAGGGACAGCACATTGCAGAGTCTGGTAATACAGGTAACTCTTCAGGTCCTCACCTTCACTTTGAAATGAGAGATAACATTAGATGGAGTGCAGGTAAGGATATTGATCCTGCTGCAATTCTAGCTAAGTAGTCTTAGATTTAGCCCTTGAGTTTTTCAGGGGCTATTTCTATGCCTATTTGACAAATATTGTTACATATGTTAAACTAGAATGATGCGTATCAGAACCTTGGTTTTGGTATCCCTAACTGCGGTTCTTGTTGCAACAGTAAATGGAAATTTACGAGCAACACCCCTACCAGTTAGCCAATACCAAACCAGTGCTAATGCACCGCAAAAAACAAAACTGGATTTAATTATGCCAGAGACTGCTATACAAAGCAACCCCATAAAAGCTGAAAGAGCTAGTAGAAGCAATGTTAGAAAAACAAACTCTAACATTGAATCCAATAAAGCTTTTGCTCAGTCATTTATGGCAGAAACATATGGATGGAAAGAAGATCAATTTCAATGCTTGGTCTCTTTATGGGAAAGAGAAAGTGGATGGAAGCATACTGCTGATAACCCAAACTCAAGTGCTTATGGAATCCCACAGGCACTCCCAGGAAAGAAAATGGCAAGTTCTGGATCTGATTGGGAAACTAATCCACACACCCAGATTAAATGGGGTCTAGAGTACATACAGGGGCGTTACGACACTCCCTGTGGTGCCTGGAAGTCATTTAAGAAGAAAGGCTGGTATTAAGTAAACCAGTAGGGGTGTTAGCTCAGTTGGTTAGAGCAGCAGACTCATAATCTGCCAGTCGTAGGTTCGAGCCCTACACACCCCACCTTAATGCAGTATAATTTAATACACGCTCCTTTAGCTTAGTGGTAGAGCTCGCCCTGATATTGCGAATGTCGTCAGTTCGATTCTGACAGGGAGCACTGAATATGTTATAATAGATTTGCTTGCCCATCAGGGGAGCAAAAAATAACTCGCTTAAAAGGAGCAAAAATATGAATAATCTAAATGCGTGGGCAAATAACCCATATATGATTGGTTGGGATACATTTTTCCCAAAGCTAGAAACCCTAGCAAAGACAAACTCAACGAGTTTTCCTCCATACAACGTCAGAAAAGTAGATAGTGATAATTTTATCATTGAGTTGGCAGTTGCTGGCTACAATAAGTCAAATCTAACTGTTACAGAAGAAGATTGCTGTGTGACAGTAGTTGGAGAACTTCCTGAAACAAATGATGAATATCTACATAAAGGTATCGCTGGTAGAAAGTTTACAAGAACCTTTTCTTTAGCTGAGCATATGCTCACAGATGGTCTAAATCTAGTTGATGGTATGCTTTTAATTAAAATTAAAAGAGAAATTCCAGAAGAAAAAAAGCCAAAAACTCTTACAATTAAATAAATTTCCAAAAGGAAGCTACCTTAGGAAACAGCCTGGACACGCTGTAAAACTGTCCATATGTTTTATTTGGTATAATATTATAGAAGGATAACAATGGCTACATACGAATATAGATGTTCTAATTGTGATATTACTATTACAATTAATAGGGCTATGACAGAGGAAGATCCTGGATACAAGTGCAAGACTTGCCAAAATGATCTAAATAAGGTATACTCTATAGGAGCGATTACTTTTAATGGCCCTGGTTTCTATAGAACGGATAAGTAGTTTTGGTTATAGATAAAGCAAGCAAAGAGTGGCAGCTAACTGCAATGCATCGTTGTGATTCTTGTGGTGCTCAAGCTTACATAAAAATCAAGGGTATAACGGGTGAGCTACTATTCTGCTCTCATCATTATGATAAGATTATGAATAATACAACTGGATATACAAAGATGATGAGCTTTATGTTAGAGATTGTTGATGAACGTGAAAGACTTGTTAATACTGAAAAGGAAATTTAATGTTTGAATATTATGTAAAAGAAGTAGCCAACGTAGTAGATGGAGACACCATTGACGTTGTAATTGATTTAGGATTTGATATTAGCTTTAGTTCACGTGTACGCTTGGCAGGTATTGATACTCCAGAAAGTCGTACAAAGGACAAAGCAGAAAAGGCTTTAGGTTTAGAATCTAAAAAGTATCTGGCAGATCGCATTAAGGCAGCAAAGACTGTTGTTATTAAAACTGAGAAGATGGATTCGTCTGAAAAGTATGGTCGTATTCTTGGTTGGTTATATCTTGATGGTGAGGGCAACTCAATCAATACTGAAATGATTGAAAAAGGATATGCCTGGGGGTATCTTGGAGATACAAAAGTTAAAAACTTTGAAGAGCTTGCTACAAAGAGAGCATTAAATAAGTAATGATGTTAGAGCCAAGCATTGAAGAGTTGATTCTTGCAGGAGCAATTGAGGTTGCTGGAGTAGATCCAGAATCTGGAGAATTTCTATATAATTTTACAGTTGAGTCTGCTGAAATTATGCCTGAAATATTTCATCAACATATGGAAATGCTGCACGATGAAATCACATTCTTTGTAGAAGAAGGATTTCTAGAAGTTGAGGACAGTGACAGAGAGTCTGGTGCTACTCTTTTCTTAACACCACTTTCATTTGATGAGTCAGCAATAGGTGGTTTGCCATTAGAACGTCAAGAATCTCTAAAAGAGATTAAGCGAATGTTCGAAAAGTGATATAATATTATTAACAAATAAACATTTGGTAATAAGTAACTAATCTATTTTGGGGTGGTATTATGAAAAATGCAATTGTCTATTCAATTTATTCTAGTCAAGACGAAATTGAATTAAACTACAACTTTATGCAATTAAGATACTCAATTGACACCCTGCGTAAATTTAATCAAGATATTCAAATATATGTTTATGTAGCCCCAGAGGGAATCCTGGAAACCATTAGAGGTCCAGTAAATATGGAAAATGTTAAATACATATCTTATCAGTGTGAGCCAAACCCTAAATTAAATAATGAAGTTTATGCAACTTGGACAGCTCATAAATGGCCAAATGCATTTCACGCACTTGAATATTTTGAATTAGATAACGTTCTATATGTTGATGCTGATACTTTTTGGCAAAGAGATCCACAAGAACTATTTGATAAATATGGAAACTCTGAATACATATATGCAAAACAAGATATCAATGGTCAGGAATATTCTCACCTACTTGAACTTAAAGCTCCACCAATGAATGATGGAGTTAATCTACTTAGCAAAAAAGTGCTAAAATATAAAGAAGACCTATTGGATGCCAGAATTGATAAGGTCTTAGAGTGGCAAAACATACATCAACATAATCCAGATGAGACTATAAGAGAAGATTTAATTCAATGGTTGTCCTGTCAGTACGCAGTTTCAGAACATATGTACGAAATTGGAAATGAGATTAAGTTTTTTGACGTATCAGATGTGGCTCTTGAAGATGAATGGGAAGAGATGTCACCCTCAGAGCGTAGAGAGGTTGCAGTTATGCACTACTTTAACTATAATACTGAAGAGTATTTACCTCAAATGTATAAGATTTTAAGAGGACTGGTTGCAGATGGTAGCTAACACTGTTATATTTTTTGCTGGGTATTTGACAATACAGTCTATCATTGCTATAATTAAATGGTACAGTAAGCGTAATCGTACTAGGGATAGTGTTCTAACACAGAGTGTAATATTTCTAGGAGTAAAAGCAATACTCCCAGAATTATTTGAAACTATGAATAGAGTTAATACCCAAGTGCTTAGCTATGAAAATGGCAAATCGTTTAAGTATATCGAAATGCCTGACCAAAAGGTATATTGGATAGACAGAAACAGGATTTATTGTGCAGACGTAAGAGGTGGAAGTTTTGATCCAACAGAAGGAAAAGCTGTTAAGACAAAAAATCTATCTGAAGATGAAGTAACTAAAGTGCTATATATTTATGGCAGTTTGATGAACGGATAGTAAAGTGATTATTGCAGTACAGGGGACAAGTAGTTTTGATGACTACGATGTTTTTCTACGTTCTATGGCCGTAGGTATTTCTATGCTTCCAGAAGAAGATAAAGAAGTATTGGTATATAGCATTGGACCACATAACATTAATAGTTTTGTTGCAGGCTTTTGTAATATTACTGAACGTAGTCTTAAGCAAAGAGGTATTAAGATTAAGTATTTCAAGGTACCGATTTCCTGGGCTGAAGAAAATATATCATCATTCAATTACTTTATTTTTCTAAGCAAGCCAAATGAATACCAGTCTAAACTAGCTTCAAAAGTAGAGTTAGCTGGAATTGAAGTTGGATTGTTTAGGTATTAGAAGATAATGCTCACAAAGGGGTAAAAAATAATGCGAGTAAAATCACTTGAGAAGATGGAAGAAATCGTCTCAAAAAACAAGTCCTTATCTTGGGACGGGTGGAATGTAGTAGAACTCATTAAAAATCCATCGGCTATGTTTAAGCCAAATGGTGCAATTGTTAATGGAGTTTGGTTTGTAAAAAATATTTTCACAGCGGAACAAGATGGTTGGAGAATTCCCAATAAATATTCGGAGTAGGCAGTGCAGAATCGTAATTGGAAAGACGAGGCTGCGTGTCTTGGACTGGATAGAGAGCTATTCTTTGATAAGTATGAAGAAAATGTTGATATCAGAAAACAAATGGATGAATTCTGTAGGGAATGTCCAGTTAAAAAGGTGTGCTTTGCATCAGCAATCTCAGATAAAAACTGGGGTCTTTGGGGTGGGGTATATCTTGAAAATGGTGAAATCTCTAGAGAATTTAATAGACACAAAACAAAGCAAGACTGGGCAGATACCTGGCAAAGTCTGACAATGGAGCAGTAATGTATACAGATCAAATGAAAATGGCATTTCATTCAATAAGGCCACCAAAAGGTTTTGCTGGTATTGAATTGGTTGATGATGAATTTTTCATTACTATTAAGCTTGACGAAAAGAACTTCTTTAACCTGTCTGATTCTGATAAAAGATCAGCAATTGAATACGTGTTTAAAGTAAAAAGAGCATTAGAAGATAACGGTGCTACAGTTTTAATCGTTAGGAAAGCGGTAGGAAGATGATTGAATTAGCATTGACTTCATTATTAGTTGTAGCTTCTATTGTCTATGTTGTAACTATAATTAAATTAAGAAATAAGATAAATAAACTAAACAAAGATTTGGTAGAGCAGAAGGATAATTCCAATGCATCTTATCAAAAATTCCTATTTGATTCAAGAACCTGGGCTTTCCAGTATATTGAAGAGGCTCAAAAAGAAATAGCCAATTTTATAAAGGCTGTTGATCCTAAATTGGAATATTATAACACTTATGGAAGAGTAATCGTTGGTCCACATATTGACTTATTGGATACCATATATCCAGCTTATGTTGAATTAAAGAAATTGCTTCCACAAGAAACAAACAAGGAGAAACAAAACAATGAATAACACACAGTTAAAGGCAATGGCTGCCTCATACGGACGTGCCGTATTGGGTGCTGCCGTTGCACTATACCTTGCTGGAACGCCTACAGAAGACATCCTATGGTCTTTGGTTGGTGCTCTTGCTCCAGTACTAGCTCGCTATGTAAATCCTAACGACCCAGCATTTGGACGTGTTCCAGAAGTTGTAGTTGTTGAGGAAGCTCTTGCAGATGTTAAGCCTAAGAAGGCTCCTGCTAAGAAGACTGCTGCAAAGAAAGCAGAATCTAAGTAATAATACTAGATTGGGGGGGTCTTTAATTAGACCCTTCCTTTCTTGTATAATAGATATATTATGGATGTTGTTTATATATGCCGTGCTGGAGATAATGAGGAGTTAAGATACTCCATAAGATCTGTAGTTGAAAACTTACCACACGATAACCTGTGGGTAGTTGGTCAAAAGCCAGATTGGTACACTGGAAACTTTGTTGATGTAAAACCCCTAAGCTCTAAGTATGCTACTGCTAGAAATAATTTAAAAAAGTTGGCATTGTCAAAAGAAATATCTGAAGACTTTATCTTAATGAATGATGACTTTTATGTATTAAATAAATTAAACACTCTACCAGTTTTCAACGGTGGTACGTTAAAAGAAAAACTTGATCAGTATGAGTACTTAACTAAACAAACAAGCTATACAAGATCAATAGAAACAACTATGTACTGGATTGAAAAATATCTAAACACTGAGGCTCTAGACTATGAGCTACACGTTCCTATGGCTATGACAAGGGCTGGACTTTTGAAATCTCTTAGATGTCCTGGATTTTGGAGATCAGCCTACGGAAATATGTTTAATGTTGGTGGTACACGTATAGAAGATGTTAAAGTTTATTCTTCCGAAAGTGTTTTGTATAGCAAATCTTTTAATATTAAAACTAAAACAGATTTTATATCTTCTGACGATATAAGTTTTAAGTTACTCTATGAGTCTATCTTTAAAGATAAGTTTCCAAATAAAAGTCAGTATGAATAATTACTGTGGCAATAAAAAGTCTGAAAAGTCTGCAGGATAATCTGCTCCTGGGGTCCACATCTTAAACTGTCTGATATCAGACCTATATGACTTACTACCACCAGTAATTCTTACCTGTAATACAACTGGAGAGTTTGTATTAATCGCCCAACACCCAGCCCCAACAAATTCTTTAGAGGGCTTACTTGTTATAGGATAATAGTTGGTTGCTGTTGTATCTAACTTTCCACCCTCTTTAACCCTGGCTAGACGCACCTTAACATATTTTGGCTTTTTCTTGCCCTTCATATTAAGACCTATTTGATAACAAAATAAAGATCTATTTCCATTACCCTTTAGCTGTTTTTTTCCATTAAAGTCTAGCGTAACCCACTTACCCTTTTTAATTGTCTGGCTTTGAGTAGATTTATAACGAATGGATTCATCAGCATTAGCTGGTATTGACTGTCCAATTAAAAGAAAGGGTATAAGAAGTAGGGTTATTTTCTTCACTATACTACTATACCATATTTTTAAAAATGATTATCCTAT